GGGATTGAAAGTATTGAGTTACGTGCAGTCAATGCTGTAGCTACCTCTCAGTCTCCCTTCACGTATAAACAACAGATTGTAGTACATGGTGGTCAAAGGTGGGAAGCCTCAGTTACTATCCCATCAACAAGACGTGACCTAGCTGCTGAGTGGAAGGCTATGCTAGTAGGTCTTAAGGGTTCACAAGGGACCTTTCTATTAGGCGATCCTGACTATGCTACACCAAGGGGTGATGTTAGTTCTTGTGTAGTAACTGGCGCAATCGGTGGTGACTCTGCAACTGTAGTTATGACAGGCACCCTTAAGGCTGGGGACTATATACAACTAGGCTCTGCTGGCACTTCTAAACTCTACCAAGTGTTGTTAGACCAAACAGGTGATGGTACAATACAGATATGGCCTTCACTTAGAAGTGCATACACAGGTTCCACAGCAGTGTTAAGTTCCCCTAAAGGGGTCTTTAGGTTAGCAGAAAATGTAACCTCTTGGTCAATCAATAATGCTTCTGCCTATGGTATATCTTTTGAAGCTGTAGAAGTTATTGTATAAGGAAATACTATGTCCAACTATGGATCAAGAGACCTGACAGCTACGACAGACACTAACATAAATGCAGACACGGTTTACCCTTTCTTTGCTGTTGAACTTATTTTTGACACTACTACTATTCGTATGTGGACGGGGCAAGGAACACTTACAGATACTGGGGGAAACATTTATACTGGTGTAGGTAGCATACTAAACATCTCAACCATTGAAGAGACCTCTGAGTTAGACGTAAAGGGGGCTAACATAACTCTTAGTGGGGTATCTGACCCAGCCTTGTCCTTGGCTCTCAGTGAGCCTTATCAGGGCCGTGTAGCTAATATATACTTTGGTACTACTAGCGCACCAACTGAACTCAATTCAATATTCTCAGGTTACATGGATCAGATGAATATATCTGAGTCTGCTGAGACATCAAACATAGAACTCCTAGTGGAGAACAAGCTGGTTGATCTTGAAAGGGCTAGGGTTGCCCGGTTTACATCTGGCTATCAGAAGTCTGTGTACCCTACAGATTTAGGCTTAGACTTTATAGAAGATATGCAAGATAGAGATACATTGTGGGGTCGTCCCGGATGATTAAGTATCAGCAAGAGTTTTTAAACCAAGTTGAAGATGACTCTAAATACCTATTAGAGTTACACTGGAATGAAATAGCACTAAACAAAGACCACATTAAGTTAAACCCTGATTGGGAATCTTACTACGAATTAGAACAAGTGGGAAAACTTCGGATATTTACAGCCAGAAATAAAGGCACATTGGTGGGTTACTTCGTGGTTATTGTAAACAGCAACCTTCATTATAAAGACCACCTATTTGCAGCTAACGACATAATATACTTACACAAGGACTACCGTAAAGGTTTTACTGGTATAAAGCTAATTAAGTTTGCTGAAGGGTGCTTAAGAGAAGATGGTGTCTCTGTTTTTGCAATTAATACTAAGGTGCATCAACCGTTTGATGTAGTACTTGAGAGGCTAGATTTCAATATGGTTGAACATGTATATTCTAAATACCTTGGGGGTAAATAACTATGGGCTTGGTTGCTTTAGGAGCGTTGGCAAGTTCAACAACACTTACCTTCTCTGTCTATACAGGGTTTGGATTAGCGTTCTCAGCAAGTGCATTTGCCATAAATGTTGCCCTTGGCCTAGCCCTAAACGCCCTTACCCCCAAGCCTAAAGTATCTGGCTCTAATCGTGGCTATCAGGTAAACGCAAGAGGTTCAGCACTAGACCATCCGATTATCTATGGTAAGATGCGTGTTGGTGGGGCTATAGTGTATGACGAGTCTACAGGAACTGACAATAAATTCTTTCACCGTATTATTGCTGTAGCTGGACATGAAGTTGAATCCTTTGATAAGATATATATTAATGATGAAGTCGTTACCTTGGACAGTAGCGGTAATGTAACGGCCCCAGCGAAGTACGTTAAGACTACCACTACTAGGGAGAGACGTGAGACCCCTACTGGTGAAAAATACTGGGACGAACATTCTACTACACAATATCTAGTCAGGTTTAAATTTCATACTGGTTCTCCTACTCAAGCAGCAGATACTGACCTTGTAGCAGAGTCTCAACATTGGACCTCCGAACACAAGTTATCAGGTATAGCCTACATGTATGTGCGTCTTGACCACGATGCTGATGCCTTTCCTAACGGTATGCCCACTATTACAGCAGAAGTTAAGGGTAAGAAAGTTTATAATCCCGCTACCTCTACGACTGCATGGTCAGATAACCCAGCCTTGTGCCTACGGGACTACTTGACCGCAAGTTACGGTCTTAAGGAAGAAGCTGCTAACATTGATGACACCCTTGTAAATAGTGCTGTTACTGTGTGTGATGCCCTTGTAGGTAGTCCTACAGCTAAGAGATATACTTGTAATGGTACTTTCACTACTGCACTGACACCATATGATTTGTTAAGTGATCTATTAACTTGTATGGGTGGCTCGTTATGGTACGCTCAAGGTAAGTGGCGTATGAAACCCGCTTACTGGACAAGCACAGTTATGGACTTAGACGAGGATGATTTTCGTTCTAGTATAGATGTAAGCACAAGACACTCTCGTAGAGATAACTTTAATACTGTAAAGGGTACTTTCAGAGGTGAAGAATCTAACTTTCAGGTTACGGACTACCCTCAAGTTACTGACTCAGCCTTCGTTAGTGCAGATGGTGGGGAGGAGTCTGTTGCTGATGTAGACCTACCCTTTACTGATAACAGTATTGAAGCCAGACGTATTGCTAGAATTAGTTTAGAGAGTAACCGACAACAGCTTACTATCAACGCAGCCTTTGGTCTTAGAACTCTAGGGTTACAGGTTGGTGACAATGTAAGACTCACTAACACTAGGTTTGGTTGGACTAACAAAGAGTTTCAAGTTTTGTCTTGGTCGTTTGGTCTTACAAATGGACTTGACCTACAAGTCAATATGACCCTAAGAGAAACTGCTGAATCTGTGTATGATGAGGTAGACGATGGTGTGGTCTATGAAAGAGATAACACTACTTTGTTGTCACCTTTTGAAGTGCCTAACCTTGGCATAAATATTAGTACTGAATTAAGGACGGTAAAGGGTAAGACCCTTGGTGTTCTTCTGCTTGATATTAACAACACAGTCAACACCCTAGGGACAGCAGAGGTACAGATTAGAAAGTCCTTAGTTGAGTTTAATGAACCTGACTTTACTTCCGTAGCAACTATGGGTTCATTTATAGGCACAGAAAGGGTTGAGATTGTTGCCATAGAAGAAACCCTTTACGATATAAGGGCTAGGGCTACTAACACTCTTGGGGTTCTCGGTGAGTGGAATACTATAAGTAACTACTCTGTAGAAGCCTTGGGTGCGCCACCAGCAGATGTAACTAACTTTGATGGTAACGTAGTCGGTAGTAACCTGTTCTTAAGTTGGACACCAGTGTCCGACCTAGATTTAGCTCACTACATTATTAGATACTCACCATTAACTACTGGTGCAGTATATTCAGAAGCTGAAGACATAGCACAAGTTCCTGTAGGTAGTAGTATCCTTGCCATACAAAGTGCTGGTGTTGGTACATACTTTATTAAGGCTGTAGATGACACAACAAGTGGGTCTAACACCTCTGTAAACCCCGCTGTGTTTGTCGTTACTTCTGTCGGTATTAGTGATCTTAATGTTGTAGCTACACTTACAGAAAACCCGTCCTTTTCTGGTGTTAAGTCTAATGTAGTGGTTAATGATGACGACAGCTTAGAGTTAGTTACGACACCCTTGTTTGATGATGCTACGGGTAACTTTGATGATAGGTCTGGGTTGTTTGATGACTTTACAGGTTACGCATCTTCTGGCATATACTACTTTAGCAACGACCTTGACTTAGGACAAAAGTACACAAGCCGCTTAAACTTCTCCTTCACAAGTACAAGGTTTGATAGGACAGACTTATTAGATGGTGCTACGGGACTATTTGATGCTAGATCAGGTGTGTTTGACGGAGACCCTACAACCTTTGGTGATACCTCTGTTTCCCTACAATTAAGGCATACAGACGATGACCCTACAGGTACACCTACATGGTCTGATTGGCAAGCATTCTCTGTATCTGACATATCTGCCAGAGCCTTTGAGTTTAGGCTAGTATTATCATCCACAGATACTAATGTTACTCCTGTAGTAAGTGCTTTGTCGGCAACAATAGATATGCAAGATAGGGTAGTTTCGGGGAGTGATATAGTGTTTACAGGGACAACTAATGTCACCTTTGATGATGCCTTTGCAGCTACACCAGCTATAGGAATATCTTTAGCTGACTTAGCTAATGGTGACAGGTATACAATCACAAACAAAACTCGATCTGGATTTACTATGAACACATTCACTGGTGGATCAGCAAGCACCAATGCAGTGACCTTAGATTATGTAGCTAAGGGCTACGGAAAGGAACTAACGTAATGTCGCAACACGACTTCGTAATTGACAATCAAAGTTTTCCTGCCACTAGGACAGACCTTAATGCTGCTATCTTAGCTGTAGCATCTAACTCGTCTGGCGCTACGGCTCCCACTACAACATATGCTAATCAGTTCTGGTATGATACTAGTACTGATATACTTAAGGGTAGGAATGAGGCAAACAGTGCTTGGATTAACCTTTTTACAATAGGTTCACAGAACGTGCTGTTGGGTGATGCTGCTTTGGATAGCAATGTATCTGGGGTTTCAAATACGGCGATTGGTACCTCAGCACTAACCTCCAACACCGCAAGCAACAACACGGCAATTGGCTATGGGTCTGGTAACACAATAACAACTGGCTCCAAAAACACCATCCTTGGCGCATATGACGG